CACCAAAAATTCACTATCCCGACAGCAAAATATCCGCTGGCTTGTTTTTCGAACTCAACTTGAAAAGTGTACGTGGCGCCCCCTACGAGGCCCGATAGAGTCTGATATATATGGCTTGCTGTTGCCTCGGCGTCGGAGATACGCCACGCAGAGCCTTGGGCTGCAAGAGTAGCTCCATTAACTCTAGACCATACGGCATTGCTGAAATCCTCCGTATACGTCAGCAGATTCCTCACCCCCGTCGCAGGCATCCGGCCCAGCGTGGGGCGCTTGGTGGACGTGGCTTGGGTCAGGTGGTTGCCGCGCCCGGACGTATCCAAGACCTTGCCAATCGGCTGCCCCACGGCCGTGCAAGGCGTGGTGCCTGCGCTGTCCTGATACAGGTTCGCCAGCGTGCTGAAATCCCACAGGCCACCGGCTTCACCGGCTGCGAAAAGGGTGGTGGGGGACCATGCGCGCGCGACGCTGGACGCCAGCGCGCCCAGCTTGCCGAAGGTCTGAAATGCGCTGAACATGGCAATCAGGCCGCGGCGATAACGGCGATTTTGTGGCCGGGGGTGACGCCGAAATACTCCGGCGATCCTGCGATCAGTTTGAGCGAGCTGGTCGTGGCCGTTGGGTTATCACCAACGGCGATATGGCAGTCTGCATCGGAAATGACGCGCACGAATCTGGTCGAATGATTCGCAGCAGCGCTTTGCGTGGTGGTGGTGAACGTGACGACCTGCTCGGCAATCGGCGGAAGCTGCGCGACTTGCGACATGCCGGGCATATAGGCCAGTTCGGTGATCCAGAGTTTAGCCATGATGTGTACCTCTCAAAAGTGTTTACTGAACTTCCCGCACGCGGTCGTCGATTGCCTGGGTGATCTTCGCGGCATCATCTTGCTCTGCGCTAGCGAACTGAATCGAGACGATCCGCTTTTGCTGCGCCGCGATGACCTCTACCGGCATGGCCGAGGCTTGCATATCGGCCAAAATCTTGAGTTCCTTTTCAACGTCCGCGACGTTGAAATCGCGCGGCCATTCGACGGTCGGCGCTTGCGTCATCTGGAGCCATTGGCGCGACAGTTCCCACGCCCGGCGTTCTAGGTCCTCCATGCGCTCGGCGAACGATGACAGCTCGGCATTGATCGACGCGAACCGCATCTGCATCGCGATGCCGGATTCCTGCTGATTCACCGTTGCCACGGAAAGACCGATTTCCGCTATCTGGTCGCGGAGCTTGTCGATCCGCGTGATGTACGTCGTCGCCGGCCCGGAATCCGGCGCAATGAAGCCCGGCGCTGTGCCTTCGTACACCATCAAATTATTGGTCCCGATGGTCTGCCCGGCCACGCGCGCCGCGTCTAGTTTCTGGTCGCTGGTGCTTCCCTGCGGGACATTCATTGTGAGCAAGCTGAACGTCTGCGAGCGCAGGATTTCGTCTAGCTCAGAATCAAGATTGAACAGCCGCTTTGACAGGTCCGCAATGGGCGCGAACGGCCCAAAGTGCGGGAAATCTCCGCCCTCGGTTCCGATCAATACCGGGCACTCTGACAGCGGATGCTCTCCTGCGTCAAGAATGTTTTTTTCCTGATCGGTTGCCTGCCATCCAAGCCGATCAAACCGCCATGTGCATGGAATGCGCGCGCCGTCCTGATCGGTGTAATTCCCGGCGAACGCGACGAAATCAAACCGGCCATCGTCGCCGAGCGAGTAGTCCGTCACGTCCTCAGGCTTGATCGCGGTCCAATACGGCGCGGTGCGCGTCTCCATTTGCGCCGCCATGCTCGGGGCCATCGTCGCCGGCATATCGACCAGCAACAGCATCGATCCGCGCGCTTTGAATTGCGTCATGAATTGCTGCCAGAACACGCTGATGCTGTTCCCCTTGCCGTCTATATCCGCCGCCATGCTTGCATATAGGTCGTGCGGAAGTTCGCGCACGGCTGGCCGCGTGGACAGGTAGCCGACGAAGCGCGAGCAGGCTTGCGACAGCGGCGACGAATAGAACGCCAGCTCGCAACGGCGGGCGAATTTTTCCTGCGACTCGCGCGGGTACTTGACGAGGTAGCTGGTGCCGACGTTGATCGCGCGCCCGTTGCCGTCCGTGGTCACGACGGGTCGGAATGGCCCATCGCCGGCCAGCGCGTGACCGATGAATTCGAAGCGCGCGGCGGATTGGTTAGCCATAGGTCAATCGTGTGTGCATAACAAAGATAGTTTTTCACTATTTGTAACATGGCGTGGTTAGTTTTTAGCTAACACTGCCCGAACCACTAACTACCGGCGAGAGGCCAATGGACATTGAAACCCTGAAAGAAGCGCTTGGCGATGAGAAATTTGCCGCGCTCAAGACCTACGTTGACGACCTGACCGGGCAGCGCGACGCGGCACGGAGCGAATCGATCACCGGACGGAAAAAGCTCAAGGCTGACCTCGAAGCCGCGCAAGCCCTGGCCACCAAGGCCATGGAAAAGCTCGGGATCGAATCTGCCGACGAACTGGATTCCATGCCGGACGCAAAGGGTCAGGGTGACGCGCTGCGGCAGTTGCAAACCACGCTCAAACGCGCCGAACGCGAGCGCGACGAAGCGCGGACGCTGGCCGATGAAGTCGCCGGCAAGTTTCGGCAATCGCAGCAGCGCGCGGCCATCGCCGAGGCGCTGGGAGGTCACGAGTTCATTGCTCGCGACATTGTGGAGACGTTCGTGAATGGCCGGCTCGCCTGGGAAGGCGACGATCTGCTGTTTAAGACGGATGACGGGAAATTGGTTCCCGTAAAGGACGGAGTGGCCGGGATCGCGAAAACGCGCCCTGAGCTGCTCAAACCCACCGGCGCGGGAGGCGCTGGGGTTCGGCAGTCGAACGCTGGAGGCGGGGCGACGGCAAAAACGATCACGCGCGCGCAATACGCGGCCATGTCTGTAGAGGACCGGGCCGCGCAGAAGTGGAGCGATGTGGTCATCACCGACTGACTTTCAACCGACCTTTAGGAGCCCATCATGGCAAACACCCTGACCAACCTGATCCCAACGATCCACCTGGCGGCCGATACCGTCTCGCGTGAACTGACCGGCCTCATCCCGGCGGTGATGCGCAACAGCTCAGCCGAGCGCGCAGCGCTGAACGAAACGATTTATTTCCCGGTCGTGCCCACCTACGCGACGGCTGACATTGCCGCCGCTGCGACCGGCCCGGACCCGAGCGACTCGACCATCGGCAACGATTCCATGGCGATCACGGCCAGCAAGTCCGTGACCTTCCACTGGTCCGGCGAAGATCAGCGCGGCCTGAACAACGCCGGCTATTACAACGCCATTCTGCGCGACCAGTTCACCCAGGCCATGCGCGCGCTGGTGAACGAAATCGAAGCCGAGCTGGCCGCTGCCTATAAGAAGGCATCGCGCGCCCACGGCACCGCCGGCACCGCGCCGTTCGGCACCGCTGGCGACTACAGCGACGGCGCGCTGGTCCGCAAGATTCTCGCTGACAACGGCTGCCCGATGACCGACCTGCAACTGGTCGTCAGCACCGCCGCCGGTGCGAACCTGCGCGGCAAGCAAGGCGGTCGCGGTGTCGATCTGGAAGGCTCGCCGGACCTGCTCCGCCGTGGCGTCCTGCTCGACATTCACGGCTTCGCGGTTCGCGAATCGGCGCAGATCATCAGTCACACGAAGGGTGCCGGCACCGGCTACGATTTCGCGGCCGCTGGCGAAGAGGTCGGCCAGACCACGCTCTCGGTCGAAGGCGGGACGGTCAACACTACCGGCATCAAGGCCGGCGATATCATCACGCACGCGGGGGACACGGCCAACAAGTACGTGGTGACCACCGGCACGACCTCCACCAGCGGTGACATCGTGATCGGCGCGCCCGGCCTGCGCATCGCTGGCGTGGACGCAAACGAGATCACCGTCGGCGACAGCTACAGCGCGAACCTCGCGTTCACGCGCAGCGCGATCCACCTGATCACCCGCGCGCCAGCCATGCCTGCCGGTGGCGACTCCGCCGACGATGTGGTCGAAGTGCAAGACCCTGTCTCCGGCCTGGCCTTCCAGATCGCGATGTACCGCCAGCGCCGTCGCGTTGCCTACGAAGTCGGCATTGCCTGGGGCTCCAAGGTCGTGAAGCCCGCCCACCTGGCGATCCTGCTCGGCTAATGGTCACTCCAGCCATGGCCGATCAGCGCATCAAGGTCAAACGTGACGGCCCGCGTGGCTGGCACTGGATCACCGCCGCGAGCTTCGATCCGTCGAAACACGAGCGAGTCGATCCGGTGCCGCAGCCGCCGCAGGATGAAGCGCAACCGAAAAAGCGCGGTCGGCCTCGCACCAAACCCACCCAGGAGA